GTATCGCCCCATCCGGGAATCCCACCGTAACCATCGGTGATGTCACCCTTGATAGTCTGGAAGAGGTGCCAGTAGTCTGCTGTCTCCTGAGTCTGCACGAGGATGTTACCAGTCGTACACCACAGGAAGTCACAGTCCGGGATGGTCTTAAAGTCCTTGTCACAGGAGACCAGTACGGCCTTCTCGTAGTTGTACACGAGAGGGTTAGACCCGATGATTCCCATCACGTCATCACCTTCGAGCTGAGGCTCAAGTACGCACGTGTAGGTCTCGAAGACGTACTCAAGGAACTCGAAGTAGCCCACAGGTTTCTTAACGACTGCGCGGTTCTCTTTGTACGTTGGGTCCACCAGCAGCTTGCGCCAGTTGACACGGTCGGTGAACGCTAGGACAACGTCAGCATTCTTCCATGCCTTCTTTCGGCCCTTGTAGGACTCGATAGAGTTCTCCAGAATCTCGCGGGCCTTGGCGTGGTCACAGCAACGGTGCCAAATCTCTTCCTCCCACGAGGCATCGAACTCGGCGGCACTCATGGCTTGGAATACCAGCCAGTCACCATCCATCACAAGGACACCCTTGGCAATCTTCTGGGTTGCCCGGCAGTCGCTGAAGGATAACAATGTGTACTTACTCACTGGTCACCTCCTTTGGCAACCACGACAACTCTGTTAAAGGGTCGCCACAGTTTAGACCAAGATGATTCGTACACCATGACCTGCTTGTCTGTCATTTCTGCCACCACGGTCTTGTTAAGCGATGAGGAGCCGCCTCTTCCGCCAGCATCAGCGTACACAATGGTGTCCCCAATCTCTATGGTATTCCCTAAGAAGTCTTTCATAAGCAACCTCCATGGGTCTTAAGGAATTTCACTCCGGCACTGGTAATTTCCCAAGCGCCACCATTGCGACCACTCATGGTCAGACACGAAATGTGACCACGGCTCGCAGCCTCAGCGACTAACGCAGCGTTATTCCGCACGTAGTTCGACTGGAAGGACTTAGGGCAGCCCTTGAGGGCCGCCAGAACTTTTAAGTATTCGCTCACTGTTTAATCTCCAGTCGGATGTTGGAGACTGTCACGTAGTCGTCAGCCAGCTCACTCTTGATAGCTTTTGAGTAGGCCATTTTGATAGACAGTTCCACAGCAGCCTCTACGCCTTCCTTCACCGCCATCTCTGCAAGAGCCAGCTCATCACCTTTAAGGGTCTTATCGCCCTCCATGAAGCGCTTGGAGTAGCTAACGAGGGTCTTAGCGAACTCGTGGATATCGTTCGTACTAGCTACAAACTTAGAGTCAAAACTTACACGTACACGTTTGGTCATAGCCATGATAAATCTCCTGTATTATTAGTGACATACGGCCCAGTTCGGACCCATCTTACCTTCTGTATCCAGACGGCAACGGAACTTAAAGTGGTCTCCAACGTTACGCATAGCTTGCTGCGCTATGTCAATCACCTGCTGTGCAATCTCTGGGGTCCGGCATGCCACTTGTATTTCATCGTGAACCCACGCCATGTAGGCGAAGTCGCCATCCCATCCGTGCTTCAATCCTGCTTTAAGAAGCAACTCTTCAGTCTCGACAATCCACAGCTTACAAATGAGCGCACCCGCTGACTGAAGCAACGTGTTGAGCGCGGCATGTGGTGACCGTACGTGTACCTTTCTTCCATCCAGTCCCTTAATCCAGCGTCGTTTCCACTTGACCTTCTGCTCTCCTGCGACCCATCGGGATGACTCGACGAGGGTCTGCTGGATTCCTTCACGCAACGCTGCGATTGCTGGGGTGTTCTCAAGGAATTTCTTCTTGAGTTCCTTTCCGCGTTCCTTACCTGCGCCCACAATCTGTCCAATCTTTTCGTCTCCAGCACCATAGAGGAAACCGTAGATGAATGTCTTGGCGTTATCACGTGTTGGCAACTCAGCCGCCGTTTGGTTGACTGTGTGGATATCACCGTTGAGAATGACATCCGCATATGCCCCGTTGTCGTACTTAGACATGAAGTGTGCCAAACAACGGAGTTCGAGTCCGCTGGCGTCGATGCCTGCTTGAACCCAAGGCTTTCCGGTAAGTCCGTCCAAGTGATGCTCTGCGCCGAACGCTGCTCGACAAGGCTCACCATACGGCGAACGAACGCCCGGAACTTGACCAAGGTTAGGGAAGCTATGCGTTGCTCGCCCTGTAACTGCACCATTAGGGTTAACACTTCCATGGATTTTACCATCCTCTTGAACGTAACGTAGCCACGCTTTGTCGCCCTCAGCCGCCTGACCGATACGCTTCTGTATCATCAGGTACTCTTTAATGAGGTCGATGCAGCGCTGCTTCTCAGGGTCTTCCACACGCACATGCTCAAGGACCTCGTCGTCCACCTTAGGTGCACCCTTTTCGGTGAACTCTGTAGGTACCCATCCGGCTTCCTTCAGCTTGAGCGCAATGTGGTCTCGACTACTAGGGTTGAATACAACGTGCTCTACTGGTGTGTACGGAGCGCCCTCCACGTAATCACGAGTGTCCAGCTCGCAGGGTTCACGACCCTCACGCTGAGCTTTGTTCTTGGGTTTCTTGTAGATGGCACCCTGCTTCGGGTACTTCACTCGTGGGTATTTACCAAGAGGCTTCCCGGTGCGGGGGTGCAGGAATAACTCAGTGCCGCCCTTAGGCTGATACCAAGTTCCGAAAGTGTCGGTGAGTGTCTGAAGGAGTTCAGAACGACGACCAGCGAGTTCAACGTAGAGTTCCTCAATGGCCTTGGTGTTGAACGGGAATCCGTTTCGCTCCTGCTTAGCGAGTAACCAAGCGGCTCGGTGTTCCAACCAGACGGCCTCACAGGACTCTGACCAGAAGGTTGTCTCGCCTACATCCGTGAAGTCTATGCCAGCTGGGAAGTAGTGCTTGTCGCTCAGCAGCTTCTCTAAGAGAGCCTTGGTCACCACAACGTCCTGAACGTTATAGTCCATCATCGGCTCGTTGAAGCTAATCCACTCAGCACCGTCCACATAGTCCTCTCCCTGTTCCTCAAGGAGCTTCTTGAAGTCGTCCTTGTACTCGCCCTTCATCTCGCCTAAGCGGTAACCCCACGCCTCCAGAGCGTGAGACCCATAGCGCTTACCGGGTAACTTACCGGAACGCAGCAGGGCCATGTCGGAGTCCTTAATGTTCGCAAACAGTAAACGACTGAGCACCAACGTGTCCACTACGTTCTCACGCGGCAGGTGGAACTCTCGGTTTAACTGGAGCTTGGCCAGCTTGGTTAGCGCTGGGGCGTCGTACTTGTGACCGTTGTGGAATACGATGAGACCACCACGAGCCACCTCAGCTTCTAACGCATCGAGATACGCTGAGAAGTCCCAAGGTCGATACGATACGTACTCGTCCGTGCTGTAGTCATAGATGACCCCACAGTGGAACTGAGTGACTTTCTCTAAGAGGTTGTTCGCCTCGATATCGGTTACTAACATAGTGGTCTCCTGTTGATTAACAACGCCCGATGAAATACTCACGTGGACGCACGGTTAACTTACTTTTCTCGATGGCAAAGCTCCCATTCACTACGTCAGCACCAATCCGACTGATACCGCGAACATGTGACACCTGAGCATACTTGTCGCCGACACTGCGGATATAGACTGTGCCACCAATGTGCCCATCCTCCCAAGTTGCCAACTCGCCAGCCTTTATAGGGGCCTTGTAGTCACTCCGCTTTGGCTCAGGCTTCTGCCATCCCTTATGCGGGTCATGTGTCCATCCTAAGTTGTACAAGATGTTAACGGCAGCAACCTGTCTGGACTCGTGAATCTTAACGGCTTCCAGCTCTTTGGTCAGCTTCTCGATGTCTGCACGGATTTCTTCAGGTTTACGCATGGTAATGTCCTCTCAATATGTTGTGTGTGATAATCATAAAGGCCACTACATATAGTAATGACCTTGAGTTTATCACTTAAGCTCTGACGCTGCGGCCAGTCGCATGGAGGTTTCTCCAACCTCTTTACCTAGAATAGCGTCACGCACTTTGTCCTCACCGACAGCTACAGCTGCTGCTACAGCCACTGATGCCAGCAGGCGAGCTGCTTGAGTATCGTCTAAGGTCACACGCTGAGTGTGCGCACGGTTATCGCTCTTAGCCTTCCAGCGGTAGACCAGAGTGACCTTGTCGTTGCGGACGTTGATGTGAACCTTGCGGCCCCACTGGTCAACAGTGTCGGACAGCTGAATGGTATTACCGGGGAATTTAGCTTTGGTAGTCATTAGAAGAACTCCTTAAGTTTCTGAGCTTTAAGTGCAACTTTCGCTGCCTCTGCGGTTGCATCCAGAGATGCCTGACGTGCCTTGTCGGCTGCTTTAGCCAGCTTAGCGGCGGCTTCTGCTTCCACCTTGGACGCTTTGTCCAGTGCCTTGGCTTCACGTACGTACAATGCGATGACCAGACGGCCTAAAGTTTCGATGAGTTTAAACATGATGGTTCTCCTTTCGTTATTGATAATCAGGGTCAGAGGCGCACCAGCAGTACGCCCCATTGCATTTACGTTTAGTAGTCGTCTTCTTCGTGGCCTTCCCAGCCAGTATCTCCCGCTCCTTCTTCGCCAGTGTAGCTAGACGGTTCAAGGAGTCCGGTCTTTTCGTTGTACTCCATGTACCCCGCAATGCCAACGCCAATGCCATTAAAGCGACACTTGAGAATACGAAGGAGGACAAGATTAGGCATGTCCCCTTGCTGATTACGCTCAAGGGCAATGATAGTATCAGAGAGTTGGCGCAGAGACCCAGACCCACGTAGGTCAGTAATGGAAACAGCACGTCCTTCTTCATGAGCTTTACCTTTCTCCGGGTTCTTAAGGTGGCAAATAACAATAAGTACCACTCCGGTTGACTTAGCGAACCCTTTCAGCTTGGTCATGAGTCGGTCAATCATCTTGCGTTCATCGGATTCCTCCGAGGCTGACACAACGATTGAGATGTGGTCCAGAATGATTACGTCACAGTTCAACCCTGTGCGCATGTAGTGCAGCTTGGCCAGCAGACGGTCTACCTCAGCTTCCGCAAAGGAGTCGTAGAGATGGAACTGGTCGGTGCCATACAGCTCATCGAACCATTTGTCATACGTCCCGTCCTCTATCAGTTTCTGCTTGAACTCCCGAGGTTGCTGCCGTAAGCGGATGCCGTTAGCAATCCCTAGGACATCCTCCATGGTCTCCTCTACGGACTCCTCAAGCATCGCCATACCAACTCGCAGTCCTTGACCTCTGGCGAACCCTAGTGCCTGCTGGCGAACGAACGTAGACTTACCCATTCCTGACCCAGAAGTGACCATGATGACTTCGCCACCGCGTGCACCCAAGGTTCGGTCATTCAGTCCCGGACATCCCGAGAAAAGGTATCCTACGCTTTGTTCGCTCGTCATGGCCTCTCGCACTCGGTCCTTCATGGACATCGCACCGATGACACCATCAGGCACCCAAGGTGCAGCGTTCCATATCTGGTCGAGAACCTCCTTGCCCTTGCCCTTGAGTAAACACTCGTTGGCGTCCTTCTCGGTTAGCACCGCTACGTGGACCTTACCGGGAGGGAGAACCTGAGCGGCTTCCTCTACAGCTGCACGACCGGGGTCATCCATGTCGAACATCAGGATTATCTGGTCGAAGCTGTCGAAATACTCATAGTTTGCGCTGCAAGTTTTCTTAGCGGCAGACGCACCGTGACCGAGAGAAACCACAGGCCACTTACAGTCCTGAAGCTGCATCACAGTTAACATGTCGATTTCACCCTCGGTGATGACAATCTTCTTGCCACCGTTCCATAGGTGCTTACCGAACAGTGCATCCCCTTTGTGGGACCCTCGGGTAGAGAAGTTCTTCTCCTTGTCCCTCAGCTTCTGGGAGACTATGGAGCCATTCTGGTCACGATAGTCGGCCACCTGATAGGCGGTCCCTCTGACCTTGGCGACCCAATAGCCAGCCTTCTGGCATGTCGCCTTTGAGATACCACGAGCGGTCAGGTCAGTGTACCGACCGTCACTCTCGCCGAATACCAATAAGCCTGAACCTTGTGTACTCATCCCGTAATTCCCTCCTTTGGGTCTTCTATTGGCAATCTCCGAGCGTTTCTTGTCATCGCCCGGCACCCACTTCTCACACACATAGCAGAACTGGTGTCCGTCAGAGAACAGCGAGTTACCGTCAGAAGACCCACAGTTTTCGCAGGGTATGTGATAAAGGAAAACACTATCTGAATCTAGCGAATTGTCCATGTAACTCTCTCCTCATCCGGTAAATCCAAGCGACAACTTCCAGCATGTCCTTGGAGGTTTTGGAATACTGCTTGCCTTCCTTGAGGATTGCGCCTCGCCACGACTCATGACTAGCTTTCCACGACAGACCTTTGAGACCTGTCCTGTTGCTCTTTGAGGTTCTCATGTTCCATGAGTTCTCCTTAGGGAGTGCCAAGCGTAGGTTGCTCAGGTCATCGTTGAGTGGATTGCCGTCAATGTGGTCTATGTAATACCCGTCAGGGATAGGCCCATTAGCTGCTTCCCACACGCGGATATGGCCTCTAGGGCCTTTGTGATATTGCTTATATGACTTTCTCATAAAGCCGTCCCGTCAACACACGACATGAAGAACGCTATGAGGAAGGTAACACCCCACAATCCGAGCACGCCATATGCCAGCAGCGGGATTATGTCGAAGTCTTTTAAGTTGCTCATGAAGTAATCTCCGTTGGTGTGGTCAGTCCGGGAATCGAACCCGAATGAAACGCAGCGCTACGCCAAGTGCACCTTAGCCTGACCATAATTTGTACAGAATGTGCGACAACAGGGAAACGTAATTGTCTCCCTGTAGTGTGCCCTAATGTTTACCCACGGTCAGAAGTGACCAGTTCGTTCTTCTCCCACCAGCGCTTCAGGTCGAAGCTCGGGCAGGCCTTAGGCGCTACGTCGTGGTGTGCCATCAGCACGGCCCCAGCGTATTGCACCTTCAGTTCTACCAGCAGTGAACGCAGCGACTGCATCTGGGCTGGCGTGAAGTTTGCCTCAGGGTTACCCTTGGCGTCGATACCACCTACCAGACACACACCGACAGAAGTCGAGTTGTATCCCTTGACGTGTGAACCCACAGCGTCTTGGTCACGGCCCGCCTCTACGGTACCGTCACGACGGATGATGAAGTGGTACCCCACATCCAGCCAGCCCTGCTCTTTGTGCCACTGGCGAATCTCACGGACGCCTACGTCCATGGTTGCCTTGGTGGCGGAACAGTGAACGAAAATCTGAGAGGTCTCCTGTCGCTTAGTGAATTGAACCTTGGCCATACTTACTTTGCTCCTTTCTTCTGCTTGAACTTGCCGAACGGTACATCACGCTTCGGCTCCTTCAGCCAGTCTACGGGAATCAATTTGTCGGCAAACAAGATGTTATGCTTCTCGCACCACTCAGCGTAACTGGTTGGTGACCCTTTGTAAATCTTAGTGCGACTCGAAGAGAACACTAACCGGATGTCTAACTCCGGGTGCTGCTCACGAATCAGTAGGTGCTTCTTGCGGTCCTCGGCTTCCCAGAGACCCTTAGTCTCCACGAAGATACCGTTAGGCAGCAAGAAGTCTGGAGTGTAGAGGTGGTCACTCGCAGGAATAACGTAAGGGATGCGCCACAATTCGTAGTCGAACGTGACGCCCTTTGATTCTAACTGCTTGGACACCTTGTCCTCAAGGCCAGATCGGAAGGCACCCACCTTCCGAATCCCTTTGGCCCCATAGCCCGCCATTAGAAGTCATCGTCTTCGTCAGCTTCGCCCTCGTCAGTCTCTTCCTCACCAGACCAGTCTTCCGGGTCTTCCTGAGGTTTACGGCTGCGAGGTTCGTCAGCTTCGTAACCGCCTTCTACGGCTTCGTCAGCCCAGTCGTCTTCGCCACCACCAAAGGTAGCCAGTTCGACCAGCATCACGCCTTCCAGCTGCAACTTAACGGAAGCGCCAGCTACCGCAGACCAGCCGTACGGGACCAGTGAGAAGCGAATCTTCACTTTGGAGCCGCCACCGATAATCGGAACGTCCTGAATGCGCTTGCCCTTCGCGTCAACTACGCCCAGAACAATCTTCTTGGTCTCGCCAGTCTTCTTGTCCTCGTACGAACCGTAGCACTTGAAGTTGAACGTGGTGGTGCCATCACCGTTGTCGAAGAACGGCATGTCGCCTTCATACGGCTTCAGAGGTTTCTTACCCTTCTGAACCTTCGGCGGGTTCGCTTCGTGCGCTTCCAGACGAGCAGCGTAGTTTTCCTCATGGGTCTTAACGATGAGGTCTACCAGCTCCTGACAGTCTTCGTTCTTGAACGTTACGGAACCCTTGTAGGTACCGCGTGGGTTCTCAAAACCCTCACCGCCATAGTCCGGCTTGTTGAAGTAAGCGTATGGCTCACAGGTACCAATCTTGGTGGTGTAAATCTTCTTCTTAGCGTATGCCATGTTGAATCTCCTTTGGTTTATGACAGAAAGAGGGACAACCTGTGTCCCTATAGTGTGTCCTAATGACTATCCGGGCGTACCCGAGTCACTTGGCCTAACTCTTCGTACTCCGCCTCGGCAACTTCGAGGGCCTCCTCAAGAGACCCAGCGTGTACCGGGAGTTCATACGATGCGTTAGCTGTCTCGACCGTTACGACGAACTTTTGCATCTTCTCGCTCCTTCCACATGTTATACAAGGTGATGTACGCAGGGTCGAGCGTCTTCTCGTACATCTTTCTTGCCCACTCACTTGGACTTTCCATTACGAATCCTTCTTACCGTGGAGTGGTGTATGCCAAGACTCCTAGCCAACTCCCGCGTCCCTAAGTCACTCTCACGGATTAATACCCTAAGGTCCTCACTGAGTCTGTTGGTAGGTTGTTTACGTGGGACTAGACCGTTCGAGTGTGCTGAAAGTATGTTCTCAGATTGCGTACCCAACACTAAGTGGTCAGGGTTTATGCAGCGCTTGTTGTCACACAGGTGCATCGCTACACCGTCCATGTCCTCCACGTTTACTCCGAGCTTCTCGGCAAGAACCTGCCTGTGTAGACCGATGTTCTTACCGAGCCGCTTACAGTAGGCGCTATAGTAGGTGCCCTTCTTGCCGTGGTCTATACAATCACTTGGCGTCATAACACAGACCCTTGTGCTTGGTGTACAGCTCCAGATAGAAAGTGGCCTTCGCCATGTCTTTCTCTAAGGTAGCCAGCTCGGACTTCTTACCAGCACGAAGGCGGTACTTGAGGATGTTCCCTAGGCAATACCCCTTAAACATCTCTTGGGTCATGCTGCGGGCAATCACCTCGATAGCCTCAACGCCTTCGAACAGCTGGTAGTGACTTGGCTGCTTGACACCATCGTCTTCTGCACTCGGAGCCTTGCTGTCCTTCATTGCGCGGACCTCCCCAATGGTCGTACCTTTAGCGTCTAGCGGACACTCACTGCACGCTACTTTGTAGCATGTGACGCCGTCAGCGCACGTTGTGGAGTCTGGGCGGTCAGTGTTTTGTTCAACCAGTAGGTCCACCACTTGAATTTCACGTTCAGTCATTTACGACCTCCTTGATGCGCTCCCAGAACAGGCGAAGGCGTGGCCACTTGGTTACCACTACGGGTACGAAAGGACGGCTCTTAGTTTGAGCCAATTCGTAGAGACCGCGAGTTACCAAGATGTGCACACTGGGTGCCAGCTCGAAGGTGTCGCCGATGCGTGGAATCTTACCGTGGCGCTCAGTGGCCGCTACAGTGCTGCGGTCCTCCCGGCGAACCGAGAAGATACCGTTGGATTTATTGAAGTGTAAGCGCATGGTTATGCTCCTTTTGGTGGCTCGTCGTTCATTGACCACACGATAGCCGCGAGGACGAACACGATGATTAGAATCAGGTTGATAGACATTTAGTGTCTCCTATAGTGGGTCCTAATTACATCTTGGTGGTAGGGTCGGCCTCAGTGCCTCGCCATTTGTCGAACGACGGGTGACGTAGAGAGCCGTCTGGAGTTTCCTCCATGTATTTGATTTGGCACGCCCAGCCCTCGTAAGGGTTCATGTACCAGCACCCAGCTTCGTTGGCGTTACACTCAGTGGTGTACTCTTTGACGCGCTTGGTAAACTCTTCCATAAGTGCCTGAGAGATGTTGTTGGCGGATACCACGCGACCAGACTCAAGGAGAACCTCGAAGCCAATCACCTTGCCCTCGTTGGCAAGACCGGGAGTTCCCCAGTTGAGTCCCACAACGACACCATCAGCCTCATTCTCTGGCTTCAGTTTCCACCAGCCGGACTTCTTACCGCGCTTATAGATACCACGAGGGTCTTTAACCACCAGACCTTCGTGACCTTCTTCCCGTTTCTGTCGGTACAGCGCATCGAGTTCGTCCATGTCGTAAACTTCATGGGACTCCGAGAGGCACCACTCGACTTCAGGGAAGTGGTCTTGCAGGACTGGTAAGGCAACCTTGACGTGCTCAAGGCGGAGGAGGGTCATCACGCTGTAGTCATCACCGGACTCTATAATGTCAAGCGGAATGATATCGTAGAGGACAACCTTGAGGAGACTCGGATGTAGTGCGAAAGGCTCACCCTTCATGTCCGGCTCCCATTGTTCATATGGTCCACCAACGTCAAACTGCATGTTGCCCTGTTTGAGCCACTTGGTGCGCAGCAACCCAGACCCACGTTGGAAGTCCACGCCTTTGACCATTAGTTCGCCATCAAGCATAAAGCCATCCGGGAAAATCCAGCGGTCATCTTTCAGTAACTTCTGCCAGCGCTGGTCGAAACCGTTGAGGTGCTCAAGAGCCGGAATGGTCTTGGAGACCCGGCTGAGCCACGCTGAGTTGGCCGTGTTGTCTACGCAAATGTTCCCGCGCACACCATCGTGCTTAGTGTCTGCGATGAGGTAGCCGGAAGTCTCCAGCGCCTTCTCGATAGCAGAGCGGGAGAAAGATACAGCCTTAAATGGATTAGTCGTAATGTTCATCATGGTGATGTCTCCGAAGTGTAGTGTTCATTTAGTGTGCAATAAGCAATCATAAAGGCCGCCGGAATCCGATGACCTTGAGTCTGCCTATAGTGTGTCCTAATTACTGCCAGCTTGAGTAGTCGGCGGCGAGTTTTGCCAGCCAGTCTGACGCTGAGTCAATCGACCAGTGGCTGAACCGCTTACTTATTAGAAGTGACCCGCGTGGCTCGAATACGTTGAACAGCACGGTGTTAGTGAATGGGTCGTCAAGCATGACCACGTGCAGGCCTGTCGTATCCAGTAGTCTACGCTCCGCTGCTCCTAAACGAGACCATTGTGAGGTGCTCCCATCGAAAAGCCATCTTTTTTCCGTAGCCATTTGTTACGCTCCTACGAAGTATTTCTCTTGGTTAACAACGCTGTCACCCTTCGCGTTACGGAAGGAACCCTTCACGCCACCACCGCGCTTTGTCTTGTTCAGCTTGCGGCCCTTAGGGATATAACCCTCGGTCTGCTGACGTTCACGTGTGCGCTCAAAGTTGATTGTGTTCTGGTACATGGTGTTACTCCTGATTGTGATAGTAAGGGACATTCATGAAGGCCACCAAACGTGATGACCTTTAGTATGTTCCTGATAGTGGGTCCTAATTACATCTTACCGTGTCGGAACTCGATGCGTCCCACTACTTCGCTCTTGTAGTAGACGAACTGCTTGCGCTCACCGTTGGTGCACAGCTGGTCTATCAGATAGCGATCGTCCAGCTCGGTCCAGCGCAGGGACTTAACGTGCAGACCACACGGTCCAAGTCCTAACTTAAAGAGCGTCTTAGAGTGAGTGCCATCCGGCAACACAGCGGTGAACTTAACGTGAATCAGGTCGGAGACCATCATCAGCTCGTCTTGTGCTTCCTTCAGCGACTTGCGGAGGAACTTCATGCGGTCACGCTGGTGTGCTCTGAGTTCATTCACATCGCGCACCTTCTGTTTCTCGCTCTCAAGCTCGTCCTCTAAGTAACGAACCTGTCTACTGAGCGAGTCAGCCTTGTCCGCCAGTCGTAGGACCTTTGCCGACTCACTGTTAAACGCGGAGTTCGCCTCTCGGACCTTGCGCTCCAGTCGCTCCTCGCTGCGTAGTGAATTGCGTATGGCGTTAATGAGGAGCGTAAGGGTGATGATTAACAAGATGGTTACAACGAGTGAGTAAGTCATGATGTGCCTCTTTAAGTATTCTTTAAGTTAAGACTTTAAGTAATGGAACCCTCGGTCATTCGAAGGTTCCCTATAGTGTGTCCTAATTGCCTGAGACCTTATGCGAACGCGAAGTCAGACTCTAGGATATCGCGCAGATTCAGGTCACCTTTGGCCGGGACCGCTGGCATTTTGTCCAGTTGAGATTCGTGCAGCTGGTCAGCGAACTGGTCGTAGAAATCAGTGATAACATCGTTGTCCTCGTAGGTCTTGACCATCGTCTCGCGGACTGCCTTAAAGAGATTCCCAGCGTCAGCCGGAATGGTCCCGAAGGAGTCGTGAATGAGTGCGAAGGAGTCAATCCCGTAGACCTCGTTGGCGTGCACTACGGTCATGCGCAGGTGGCTGCCGTCCTGTGAGTGGACAAAGTTAGGAGCGATGCCGGATTCCTGCTTGTGGGCATCAATCTCGGAGTCCTTCCCAGTGTTATACGTCATCTTGACGTTGGCCTGCCCGAGGAAGACCAGCTTCAGGCGTGCTTGGTTCTGCTTGCGGTACTCCTGCCACACCGGGAAGCCATCTGGTGTTACCCAGTGGATTGCGCAGCGCTTACGGAGCACCTCTTTGGTCTTCTTGTCCTTGACTTCAGCGGCCAGCAACTTAGCGGCAGACTTCAGCCAGTTCATTGCCTCAACAGCGGCTACTACGGTCACGGTCACAGCGTCCCAAATCAGCTTAGCCATGTAGCCAGCCGCTTGGTTAGGGTGCGTAAACATCAAGCCCTCGCCGTTGTCAATGGCTGGCTGAATGGTGTCCTCAAGAACTTGCTGGCGGAAGCCGAACTCTTTGGAACCGTATGCCAGCGTCATGACAGAGCGCTTAGTGACCTTGCGGGTCACACCATATTGCAACCACTGCGCAGCCAGCACGGACTCGCCCAGCGTTACCTTCTCGCGGAACTCACCAGTCTCCTTATCAGCAATCTGCTCGACCACCGTCTGAGACCCGTTGACAGCGTGCTGGTGGAGTACCTCGTTAACCTTGTCGGCCACAATCTTGTAGATATCCTGCACAGTATCAGAAGGCAGCAGGTTAACAGCACGACCACCTATGGAATCGCGGAGCATCGCGCTGAAGTGTTGAATCCCAGAGCAAGACCCGTCGAACGCCAGCGGCAGCGAGCAGTTGTAATTCAGGCCGTGGTGCTTAACGCCTGCGTACTCGAAGCAGAACGCTAAGAAACAGAACGGCGAATCCTGCTGGGTCCACCAAGTGTTATTCAGCGGGTCGGCTGCGCTCGCCAGAATGTTACCTTCGTTCTCTTCGATGAACTTGATGCGCTCAGGGAAGGGAACCTTGTCGACGCCTGCACAGTTTGCGCCGTGAATCTTCAGCCAGTAGAACCCGTCGAGACCGATTGGCTTACCTTTGGCCAGCGTCAGCATACCCTTGGTCATGTCGTTACCCTGTGGGTTAAACATGCTCACAGCGTACACACGACCGCGCCAGTCCATGTTGTACGGAAACCAGATGGCCTTATGGTTAGCGAACTTGTTGGCCTGTGCGACCATGAACTCCATCGACAAACGGCGAGACTGGCGGGCCTTGTCCTTACGGTAGACCGCTGCGGCCTCTTTGCGCCATGCCTTACGTGCCACCTCGTTGGTGTCGATATCGTCCGGGCGCGGTGGTAACTCTTCGCGTTCAATCGCTGGGACGTCAGCAACCGGGCAGCGCTTCCAGTTGACAATCTCGTTGACTACCGCCAGCACCTTCTTGTTCACCTTCCACGGTGTGTTTTGCGCGAGGTTTACCGCCTTGTATACCTCGGGCATGTGCACGTCTGCGTAGCGGCGCAGTGCCTTCTTGGAGTGGGTGCGCACCAGCGCCAGCGGGCGACGACCGACTGACCAGTAGCCACCACCTACGGTTTCAACCCAAGGTTTCGGAGGGACTACACACGGTTGGTGCATAGGGCTGATACCCGCGAGTGCTCCCGCTCGTTTGCTCAGGAGTTCCACGAAGGCCGGAGCCAGCTGGACCATCTGCATACTGGTCACATCATCGGAGCCATCGGCCATCTTGTTCTTGGTCATCTCCACCAGACCAGTGCCCTCAATGAGTAACTCCAGCAGCTTTGTCCCCACGTGCATCTGCTCGTCGGTCTTCCAGCTAGACCAGTTGTCACCGCCCAGCATCCCTTTGGATATCATATCGGCCTCGACGACCTGCATGAAAGCCTTCTTGTACACGTGACCCACACGCTTGTCCAGCTGGTCCGCTACGTTCTTCTTGAAGTAGGCGGCCTCCTGCTCACGGATACGCCCGAAGCGAGCCTCATCCTCAAGGGCCTTGCCTAACTGCGAGGATACCTGCTGGATGGTGGCCTTGGAGGCGTCTGTGAGCGTCCCTAAGACGACCTTAATGGTCAGCAGTGCGATTGCCTCACTGGACACTCCGCGCTTCTCTTTGAGCACCTCAGCGCCCATGCTAACGGCTAACTCTGAGGCCACGCCGTGCTTAATCGGGTAGTATGCGCGAGGCTTCTTACCGCGAGCGTTTGCTTGCTCCTCCTTCCAGTCGTCAATGCGCTTGGTCAGCTGTGGGTGCAACGTTAATACCAGCGGCTTAGCGGCCACGTTGTCAGCGAACTCACCAGCTTTCACCTGACGTTCTAACATCTTCAGGAAACGCTGCTCGCCCAGCTCGTACGCTTCATGCTCAAGTGCCAGCTGTTCGCGTGCCAGCTTGTCCCCGTAGTGCTCACTGAGGATATTGTACGGGATAGCGGCTAGTTCAATCTCGGAGAAGTCATTACGTGCAATGTTTAATGCGTTCATTGTGTGCCTCTTTGGTGCCAGCGAACTGGCGTTAATAAAGTTTATCTATTGGTGCCTCTTGCGTGAGAGACACCTAAGATACACCTTGTTAACCCATAAGTCTAGCCTGAAGGTAGTTGTCGACAGGTAACGGCTTGCCCATTTGTATCGCTAGGCCGGGTCCCATTTGCCACTCCAGCACGCGCTCCTCGACTTTCGCAAGGTCAAACTTTAAGAGTTCGGCATCGCGTTTTTCCCGCTCCTTCTGACGTCTAGCGAACGCTTTGGCGCGGCGTCTACGTGCCTTGTTGAGATACTTACGACCACGCTGGAAGGTTCCGTTGCGGTCACGCTTAGCCTTGTTGCGCTTACAGCGTTCAATCATCTTGTCGTGCGCTATCTGCTCAATCTCTGCGAGCAGGTCCTCAGGTTCCAGCGAGAAAGGCTCACGTTCCCGGTCCGCTGAGAATGACACCGGGTCGGTAATCACTGGCTTGCCGTCTTTGGTGAACATGATGTTACCGCTGTGCATGTCGAAGGATGCAATTCCATAGAAGAACTTGCGAATCATTTGGCACGTCTCGATAAATGCTAGGTCATTCGCGTGGTGCTCCTCTGGTTCATAGTCACACTCGACGAAGTAATACGCAAGGTCTGCGTAATGGTCGTGCTCATCATTCTCTCGACGCTGGCATGGTTCCAGCTCATCCAGAACCACCGTATAGCACCCAGCGTGACGCGCTACGTGATAGACGTTAGGTATCCCTACCCGGCCTTGATGCATCCGGCAGAAAGCCACGTAGGCGGCCCCTGAGTCCTCTTTCTTAAAGCCAACCTTAATGACCTTACCCGGTAGCAGCTCGTGCTTAAACGCTGCACTGAAGTGACCATTACCCAGCAGGTTAAACCCAGCGTCTTTGGCCTTAATCTTCAGGGTTTGCCAGTAGTCCTGTCGCTCAAGACCCCAATCGCTGTCCGTGTCGTCACCATCTGACGTCTCGCAGTTCACAATGTCCGCCATGAGTGCTACCAGCAGCGGCTGGCGCTTGTCTAGTTCACAGATTGGCAGGTTACGGATGACGTCTAAGCGTTCTTGCATGTCGGTGTAGTTCATTAGGTTGTTTCCTTGTGGTGCTTGTGTTAGTGGTTTAGTTGGTTGCTACTCGTTTCCAGCCTATAGGTGACCGTATGTAGCCGCCTGGTATCCGCTGAGGGTGATACAACTCCGTGTATACTTGTTGCATTACCCATTTACGCTGTCTAGCTGGTAATCTTCCAGCCCTTGCCGCGAGTATTCTCTTTGTCCGCTTCTCCCCGGCACCGTATGGCATCACTATCCGTGCAATCATAAATGCTTTCTTCAGGTTAGTGCGTTGCGACATAGAATATCCCCACTTTGTTGGCCTTAAAGCGGCCATTTGGTAGCCGCACAGTAAAGCGAGGCAACACGCCCCACTTCAGGTAACTGAATGATGCTTTGTGTACCTTGAGACCCTTGCGAAAGTCCCGCACAAAGTACAGGACAATCAGGGCATACACGCTAATTACGAACATGGTTACCATACATCACCTTACGTGTGCGATAGGTCTGGGCCAGCTGGGCCATGTAATAGCCGAACCAGTCGGCCTTTGCTTCAGGTATGCCAGCAGTGCACTCGCAAGCAGTCTTAAAGGCGCTGCGGTATTCCTGCATGTCCTGCTGTGTTAGGCCATACTCAAGCATCACAGTCCTCCTCCTCGTCATCTTCATACCAGATAACCCCAGAGTCGTTCGATACGTCGTTGTACAGCGCCTCATAGATGCGGGCCTGACAGATTCTGCTCACGTCCTTGGTATCAGGAATGAGACCCGAATCGTCGAACTCGTGGCTGATACCATCGGCGGCCATCACCGTGAAAATCTCACTGTAATAGTGCGGGACCTGACCGTCTACCACCTCGTGCAGTGCATCAGACCAGTCATCATCTTCCGTGAGTTCATCCTGTTGAATGCGCTCGTTGAACAGCTCAACAGTTGCAGCCAGAAGGTCGTAGTATGCGTTAGCGTTGCGTTCCATGATGTGTATCCTCAATGTGGTTAAGGGTTAGTGGTTATCAGCGTGGCTACTCTCAGGGTGACAGGACGTACCTTGCCAGAGACCTGAATGTAGCCACTAGTTAAACACTATTGTCATGGTGTACATATCAGCTTTGACTAATCCATATTGTTAAAGAGCGGTGCTACTAGGTACTGCTTGCTTACTACGTTACTACTTGTTTATCGTTGAGTCAACCACTTTCGTATGTCCGGTTGATGACTACTTGAGACCCTCAGTCTAACCAGATAACTCGTGGTATTGTCTGGTCGTTGGTGACGTTGTGTCTCTCAACGGTTGCTAATGTCTCATAACGGAATCTGAATGTCAACACTTAAAGTTAAACTTTTAGTTAGACCTATAGTGATGGTGATCTTTATGGTGACGGTCTCATAGTAATACTTTAAGTGTCTCCCTATAGTGTGTCCTAATTGGTTGTGGTGTTGACAATGACCACCAATAGCCCTTATAGTGATGACTCACCGATATCATCTTGTCCCGCTCTTAGTGTCTCAGGGACTGCTAAACGAGATACTTACCGACTCTCTTAATGTGACCTACTAACAGTCACTGCTAAACGTTAGTAAACGGTGAACCTTAGGTAATATGGTCTCAGGTCTACCTCAGGTGGTACCCAAGGTGTGACTTAATGAGTACCAACAGATAGGGACACAGAGACATCAACATATAGTATCCCAAGGTCCCACTCACCCCAACATATAGTATCACCTAAGGACTCCCAAGGTCCCACCTAAGGTTAAACCGAAGGTTTAGGGGTGGCCTATGGTTACTTTGGGTGAACTGGAGGGTACCGGGGGGATAACCAAAAGTGTAAACTGTGAGATGTGCACTCAGAACTTTGTGTAAAATTCTTAAAGGTAACCTCAGGTAGTCCTCAGGTCAGTGCATAGACCCATAGGTAGACCCGATGAATCACCTAAGGTTAACTTTAAGTATTGACTATAGAGGGATGGAGTGGTGTATGCTGATAAGCATCACTACGGAATCCCTAGCGCGTTAGGAAGACCCTAATCGCTACAAGTGAGTAGAGAGCACACGAGAGTCTCCAGTCCACTGAGTTGCTGCTGAGTAACCAGTGAAGCCCCAAGGGCACCAGCAAGTACCAGCAGAAATCGCCAAGTAGTCCTATGGCGCAGTAAGGTTAACAATAAGCGCATAGGTCCTCCTTATGTTGGCTCTTAGTGTCTTATAGTGAGAGGGTGATATTATCATCACTACCCTCTACCTTTAAGGAGACTTAAAGTGAATAACTATATGAAAGAATCTTTAAGTTGTCTTATAGTAAGTCTTCAAGGGTCTCTCCCTATAGTGGGCCCTAATTCCAAGTGTCTGTTATACATAAGGTTTCTCCTAAATGGCCTTCCGTGGCCTAATGAATCTTTATGCGTCTGAATCGACATAATATGCAGACAGGCCTAAGGACTCTACAAGCTCCTCTCGGACCTTTATGGCCTCCTCAAGTGTCGGTGCATACCTTACGTACCTCTTGCAATCCTTGTGGACCAGAATCCTAAAGTCCCGCTGGCGTGCTGTAATTCCCTTAGGCATACCATCAGCCCTCGCACGCTTGGAGTTGTGTACATTCTGGGACCGAGTAACCATCCGTAGGTTCTCTATCCGATTGTCCTGCTTGTTGCGGTTTATATGGTCAATCATGTAACCATCGGGTATCCTCCCATTGAAGCCTTCCCATACAATACGATGAGCACTCCCGCCGTTCCACTTGAAGTATTCTCCTTGCAGAACTGCGAGCTGCTCACCTTTAGAGTTAGAGAGGCACCCCGGTACATCCGGGTCATACCTCACGTCAAACATACTACCTCCTTACCACGCGATGAACATAGAGTCATCCCCATCGTCTTCCCACCGGATGTCCACACCGTTGCTGCTGGTGGTCCTGAACTGGGAGATGTTACTCAGTGGCTTCTCCATGTGGTGCTCCAAGAACTCCTGAAGTACCTCAGCCTCTATCTTCACAGCGTCCTGCTGCATCGTAGAGCGTAGGAACTCGACACCCAATGCTAATGCATCAAGTCGGTCATCGTGTGCCACAGCGCCCTTCTCACGGCTCATACGGGTCATCTGGTAGAACAGGCTGTACTTCAGAGCGTGCTTACCGTCTGCGTCACGTGCCGTCTGGTAGTCCTGTCGGATAACCTCATCACGGATGACCAAGCGGTGACTTGCCAGTACAGGCTCAAGGGTATCGCAGATACGGACCTCTTTCATACCACGAGCACGAATCTCTTCGAGTTGCGCTGGGTGATGCTTCAGGAGCACAGGCTGGAACACATTACCGAACATACCGTCACCGAAGTTACTCTCGAAGACCACAGTCTGTACCTGCCACTGTTTGGCTTTCTTAGCGAGGAACTCAAGGGACTTCTCTTCGTAACCGCGAGTACCACCAGCGTCCATCAAGTAGATGTAACCGTTGAGGGTGTACAGTACGCACCAGCCAGTCTCATCCTTACCGCGACCGCTGGGGTCAATGACCAGAATCTTACCCTGATACGCGCCAGTGTTACTTGAGGCTGTATGGAAGGAGTAAATCTCGTCACCCTTCATGCCCACGTTAGGAAGCTCCTCATTGCGATTCTGACGGTTCGGCAACCACTGGTAGTGCATTGGGGCCTTGTCCATCTGTAGACCGCACACGATAGCGTCACGGAGGCGTAGCGGGTACTTCTCGGCGTCACTGAGGTTCGGGTTGAGCATGAACTGAAGCGTGTAGCCAGCCTTACCGTATTCCACCTCACGTTCCTGAAGGTCCATGGAGTCGAATCGCACAGGGTCAGTGGGTTGACTACTGAGACCCTCTTTGTCCTCATCGTACTCGCTACGGAGCATAGGAGCCAGTCGGTCGCCATAGTACAGGTCCTCCTCTTTGGAGCGAGGATACTGTGCAGGCCAAATGATGGTGGAGTACCCACGGTTGTCCTCAAGTTCCTTGTAGAGCGTCATCTCGGTCTGGGGTGTGCCCAGATAGATAACACGGCTAGTCGGTAGAGGTTTCAACAGTGCGGCGAACTCCTGAACCAACGTCCAGAGTTTCTCACGAGCACCTTGGGTTGCAGAGTTACCCGGAATCTCCACGTCATCCGCAATGATGATATCGGCACGGCTACCAGTAAGCTGACCCGTAATACCCACAGACTTAACTGACGGGCTGTGGTCCGGCTTGGCAGGGCCTACATCAAAGCTAATCACGGAGTCACGCTGACCGGGGCGAGGCTTAAGCTCACTAAGGAAAGGCAACAAGTCGATGATGTTCTTGATGAAGATGGAGTTAGCGTCCGCACGTTCCTTTGAGGCTGAGACAATCAGTATCTTTAACTGAGGGTCACGCCATAGGGTCCACACTACGAACGCACACGTGATGAATGACTTCCCGATACCACGGAAAGCCTGAAGGATAAACTTCTTGTTCTTTGGGTTCGCCAGGCACTTGGCCATGTCGATTTGACACTTGGTTGGTTCCGGCAGGTTCAATGCCTTCCAGAGCACGAAGAGAAAGGCGACAAAGTCACCCTTCAGTTGCGCAATGATTAAGGCGTTCTTGGCTTGCTGAGAGTTACTCAATGTTCACCTCCCTTCCCTTGCAGCTTGCGAATTGTGTCCTGTAGGGCCTTCTCTTTGAGGTCAGCCTTCTGGGTTATTGCGATAAGACTTCGAGCAGTTGCTTCGTGTAGTTCGACGGAACCATCAACGAGGCATCTACCGTCTGGTCCTGCGGCGACACTGGTAGGTTTGACTCTGACGCGCAGCCGCTTATTGTCGCTACGCAGATCAGCAATAATCCTATCAGTGCTGCCCTCCAGCCCCTCAAGGTCTGCTTGGTACTTAGCCGATACTGCGTCAATCGCTTTCTGAGTTTCAGCTCTAGCCGTTTGCTTCTTAACGTATTCATTCTGTACTACCTCCTTCCATTTAGCGTCCGTAGATTGTGAACCCAAGTGCCACCCGAAGGCAAACACCATGATAGCCACAAGATACGGGACGATTCTCTTTGTGAACTCCAGCATAATGCCTCCCGTTGTTTCTCAGATTTCACGTAGGAACGCCTAGCGTAGTGCAATGACATCCATAAAGGCACTACATGTAGTAGTACCTTGAGTATATCACTGTAGGGTGAACTTATCGTCGTCTGTCAGACCATCAGCACCCACCTTGGAGTTGTAAGCATCCAGACCCTCAGCCAGTCCGCCCAAGATGTTAGCGTCAGGGGTCAGCTTAGAGATTTGGAACTTATGGCGCTCCAGTAGTTTACCAATGGCGTTGTACAGCTGAGGGGTTCGCTTCTCAGGGTTCTTCAGGTCCATGAGCATCTGCTGAGCCATCTCAGTGTCTAACATTTCGAGGAACTTAATCAGGTCCATATGTTACTCCTTATTAGCTTTCTTCCAGTCAATGATTTTGTCGACTACCTTGGCACCAATTTGAACCACTGTGTAGGCGATTGCCGCGACGTAGAACCACTCGTTGAGTGAGAGGCCCCAGAAGAGCCTCGCTACACCATCGGCCCCAGCGACCCCTGCAATGGGAGCCGCCTTGATAACTTCGTTGTTGAAGTCTAGGGACAACATAGTACCTCCTTAGTTATGCCCAACCCTTCCAGCCAGTCGAACCGACGCCCGTTTCCTTTGTCCAGAATCGTGCCCCAGAAGCGCCTGAATCAATCCGACGATAGGTGGACCCAGCCGCAGCCACTACGACTCCCTCAGGAGAGCCGGACCCGGCAAAATCACCAACGCTCGCAGTGTACATGACCTTAACTACGTACAGCGATGCGAACCGAGATGTGGAAGAGCCCAACACCAGAACACCATCTACATCAGGCGCAACCGCCGTCGGGCTAACAACGAGCTGGTTACCACTGGAAGGCGTTAGGTAGATTCTACCAGCGGTGTCGAAACTCACCCTTGAGCCGTTCGCCGAGATGCTCCTCGTGGCCGCGCTGGAACCAGAGCCTAGGGAAATTCCACCAGCTACCGACAGGTCTCCAGTACGGGATAGACCGAGTAGGGTTGACCCCTCAGCGGAGTCCGTGAAGTTAGTTGAATACTTGACGGTCAGTCCACCTTCGGTCTCATCAACCTCCATGGCGAAGTCGTGGGTACCGCTTAGGCTTCCTACACGGATAATCTGATTGATTCTACGACTGGTCGGGTCACCAACAGTACACCCTTCAAGGTTGAATGCTCTCTTGCCCTTCGTAGCGGTGCTGTAGTCAATAATCAACCCAGCGTTGTGTTTCGTTGCGTTCTGGTCCTGATATGGACCCGTCAGGTGTGAACCGGGGAAGGTAACGTTCTGACACGAACCCACGATAGCAATGGCCTTGGTGTCCGACTCGCTAGGTGCAGCAATGCGGTTCGTCGTACCCTGCCGGGTAGCGTTAAAGGATAGCATCTGAGTGTCCTCAATCCACCCAAGTCTGTAGAACTTATCCTCTACCAGAGGCAGGCCAGTATCCTTGTCTACAGGAACTCCACCGTTCTGGGCCATTACGGTACCATAGAACTGAATGTTGTAACCGTTCTTGATATGGTACAACTTGGCGGTACTGTTGTGGGTCTCAATGTGCCCACCTATCACGGTAATGGCGTGGTGGAGGTACGAACTGGACCTTCCGTTGATAATCAACATTGCGCAGTTTATACCCAACGCCGTTTCTATCGTCGGTCTGACAAGTAGAAGTTGGTTCGAGTTATCACCACCAGTCGTTGAGTTGTTGGCTGGGCCGGAATACGTTTCGATTGTGAACCCGCCCGCAAGTGTCCCATCGATGGTATCGTCCACTGATTGAATGAAGATATCGTGCCATGATGAGTCAAAGGCGTGGAACACACGAACACCGTGTGAGAAGCCTGACGTACCCAGCTCCTCCGCAACACAGTGCGCCGCTGGTAACCACACGTTCTTGTCGCCATATGCCACACCAGTCTGCCCCTTAGCGCCAGCTCGAAGACCAATACGCCGGATGTTAAAACCAGCGGCCTTGACGCTAAACGCCGTGCCTCCCTCTGTTGTTGGTTGGAATATCGTTGACGTCCTGCCGTCACCTTCAATGGTGAATGTTGACATTAAGGAGCCACCTGACGAGCCAACCTTCGTGATGCGCACTGTATCACCAAGTAGATATAATCCTCCCGGTGCGTACGCTTTGCGCTCAAGCATCATTCCGGGGTTTATCCCGATGGCGTTGGAGTAGGACATGCAATAGTCCACAGTAGCCTGCACAGCTGGGTGCCAGTCCCAAGTCTGATAGTCGCTAGTCGGCTTGTGGACAATCCTGTCAGCGAACTCCCATATGGATACCGGAAGGTTGTCCAACATTTTGGAGAGTGTCTGAACGGAACCGGACAGCTTACTACGAGTGTGTCCAACTAGACTTGTACCACCGGGAGTGAACAGCTCCTGCCGTAAATATGCATCCCCCACAGACACGAGTCCGTTTACGTCGTTTGCCCAGCTGGCCGCAGTTGTCCCAGTAGTGGTGAATGGTAATGATGTTGCAGCCTTTGCGCGCCATATCTGACCGTTGTACTGGAACACTTCACTCAGTGATTCTAGGCGTATAATACCGGAGGTGTACTCTCCTTTGAAGATGTAACCGGATGCTCTCAGGAACTGCTGGAATCTTTCCGCCTGCTCAATCAGCTGCTGCCAAATGTCATCAGAAAGGGACTTCTCTATGATTACCGTATTCTCGTAGCTTTCCCTGCTTGACTCCTCAGAAGCCTTAGCCGAGGCCGCTGAGTCTCTGGCCGAATCCGCCGCCTCTAGGATGTCTACAAGGTACAGCCGGGCCTCCTCTACGGTCTGGTCGCGGGCCTCCTCGGCTATGTGGGAGGATTGAAGTTGAGAGACGTTCAGGTCTGTGGCCCTGAGGACCGAGCCATCATTGAAGTCAACAACCCTTTCAGATGCCGACGTAATCCTTCGAATCTCAACCTTGGAGTAACCGGGCTGTGTGCCGATTAGGCGAATACGCGTCTTAGAGACATAGCGATAATCCAAAAGGTTTTCTAGTAGCTTCTTATCGCCCCCCTCTGTTAGTGCTGATACCTTTACAAACTTTCTCGACAGGTAATCGAATGGAATGTCAAACTCAATTGCCCCATCTAGGTTGTACGTGACCACCGTGCGTATTTCATTATCCATTGTGTGCTCCTTATTCGTGTGGAGGTTAAAGGGAAACCAATCGGTCTCCCTATAGTGTGTCCTAATTAGTTAGGCTTCGGCTGTTGCTTGATGGTGACCCCGTTAGCCTCATAGATTTTCATGATGAGCTGTTGGGTCAGTGGGTCATTGGGTACAAGCTCCTTGGTGGAGTTCATCAGGCCAGTCATGTAGTCACGCTCAGTCGGCTTGTTGGGTGCTGTAGCAACACCGTAAGCGTTCTTAGCGGTAGCAATGACGTTCCCTACGTAACCCAGAGCTGGGACCTGAGACCCCAAGTTGCCCGCAAGGTTGCTCGACTCAGCTCGACCTTTGGACGCTCCGTCTTTCTTCTGGAACTGCTCCTCCTTAGGTAAGATGGTGGAGCGCAGCATGTTGGCATCTTGGAACCCAGCGGCACCAGCCATCATCGAGACGATAGACAGTGGGGCACCAGTGTGGGAGCTTCGAGTTAACGCCGCGTAGCCCAGCATGGTCGGGTTCAGGGCTTTCTTCAGGTAGTCCTTACGCTGAGACTCTTGGAGACCGTAAGCCTTCACGTGGGCCTGCATTGCAAAGTAGGTCCCGGCGATACCCAGAGACAGGATGTGGGTCAACGCCATGTCGATAGCGCGGTTGTTCTTGTAGCCCTCGTAGAAGGACCGGATGAACTTAGCGTTGAGTGACTTGATGGTGAAGTTCTTGAACTGCATAGCCATCTTGACACCAGCGCCATACGCCGTGGAGTCCTGCTGGGATACCTTGTGAGGCCTCAGCATGGTTTCATCAGCTACCTTATCCGCAAGCCGCCACAGGTCCATAGCGCGCGGGTCCTGAGCGAAAGCCTTCTTGTCCTTGATGGTGAACTGACCGTTAGCGTCACGAGTCGCATGGTCGACAAAGAGCTGCTTGATTCCCTTCCACTGCTCAGGACTGATAGAGGCCGCTTTGAGGAAGTTCTCTTTGCCAAACTTGGAGCCCTTACCGCCTAAGGCCGCACCAGCTACATCACCGAGCACACCCTGACGGGCAGTGTCCAGAATGTAGTTAGCCGTACCGTTCAGCATCTTGGTCCAAGGAGAACGCGCTGACAACTCCTGAGTGCCAAACTTAATGGTACCAATGACTGACGCCATGGCCCCACTGGTATCGGAAGCCTCACGGATTCTCTGCACGATATCCTCACGCCCCGGACGGATTAACTGGTCGAGTTCCTTACCGAACAGCGCCCCATGGAGCTCACGGAGTTCACTACCGGACACCGGAGAGGTTCTGGTGGCTAGGTCGCGCAACGTTGGGATACCATGGAGCATCGCCTTAACGTTGCCCTTGGCGAGCATCCCAGCAATCTCTGTGAGGTTCTGCGGACCCATGTAGAAGTTCTTAGCGAAGAACGCTAGGTCGTTCAGGGTGCGCATGGCGGTCTCAAAGGCTGTATCGTTGTTACGGCGAGCACGTCCAGTGAGAATCTTAACGGTGTCCTTCAGCGCTTCCACTTCACCCTTCAGTTGTCCCTTGCGTTCTGCCCGCTTGTCTAACGCCATGATTTCGTCCTTGAGCTGCTGCGTGGTCTTACCGCTACCGCCCATGATGGAGATATCACCGTTAACTCGACGGTCGTACGCTGGGATAATCCGTGCCATGTCGAAGTCCCTCAGGTCGTTGACACTGAATGTTGACCCATCCGGCAAGGTAACCGGGAGGTCGCTGTCGAACATGTTACGGGCTTCAAGGAACGAGTTGTTCTCAATACCGACCAGACCTGTGATGTTGTCGTCAATGACGCTGGATGCCGTGAAGTCCTCAGTGTGGCTGATACCGTACGCCTTATCCATGGCGTGCTTCTGGACAACCTCAGGTGTCACTTGGTCAACCGACTTGTAGCCGTTGAGTTCCATAAGGTACTCGTCGACACGTGCCTTGACCTCAGGTCGCACTCGGTAACTGGTAAGCCAGCTCTGAGCGATTGCCTGTTGGAGTCCTTCAGGTCCGCCCAGCTTCTGCATCATCAGCTCCTTGGCACCCCTGTCGTACACGTTAGGCACGTAAGTACCCTTGTGGCGACTGCCGGGGAAGATGCTCACGGCGTTAGCGTTACCGAAGATACCCGGCTGTTCCATCAGTTCGCGCTTGGTGTCGAAGTGCTCTTTCAGCAGGTCCATCACCTCACGTTCACCTTTGGTCAAATCAGCCTGTAACTCTGGGCGCTCAATCGCCAAGGCAGCACGCTTGTAGACTTCCTGACGGATTGCTCTGCGTGACATCTTCTGCTCACCCACGGAGAACTCTGGGTCCTTCATGGCACGGTCAACAGCGTCATACAGCTGGTTATACATCCGCTGGTCAGTCGCATGGAGACGCTCATGGATGTCCGAAGCGGTCGCACCGAACTTACCACTAGACCCTGATTGCATCCCTGTGGGAGAGCGCACGAGGTCCTGAGCGATTGCACGAACACCAGCATCCTTGGACCCTAAGGTCTTCAGGCCTATCTCGGTGAACCCACCTAGCTTGATACCGGGAGCTGCACGCTCTGGGTCAATCTCTGCGAAGTCTCGTTGGGTCCTTGGGTTTAGCGGGTTGGTATCGCTCAGGATGGAACCATTGGCCAGAACCGCTGCGCCCTCTTCGGTCGGGTGGTCAGCAAACGGAACACCTCTGTGGCCCTGCTCGAACGAGAAGTTTTCTGGAGGGAGCGTCGAGGTGTCGTGACCACCAGTGTTGATGGCAGTCTCTCGTGCTTCCATACGGAGTGCTGGCCCAGCGAACTCATTCACGGAGTCTACTCCACGAGCCTTGCGGATACCAGCAGCCACAGCGTCACTGAGAGCTGACATGCCAGCACCGAACAGTAACCCGCCAAGTGCAGCATCAGCGTAGTGAGCTTCACCACCCGCAACAGACGTACGGATTCCTTCAGAGGCAACACTGAGTGCTCCAGCCTGTGCACCTACTCGCAGGGCCTTATTGGCCACCTTGAGTCCCTTCCCGGCCACACCTACCAGAGGTACATAACTGAGTGGGTCTACACCAGCACCAACGATACCAGCAGCGAGTTTCGCCCCAGTACCAGCCTCAACGGCCCGTTGGTCAGCCTCGAAGTTATCCTTGGCCAACTTGATGAGTGCGTCCCAGTTCTCACCGTCACCACCAGTCACCACACCGTAGTAACTCGGAGGTAACCCGGAGTCGCGCAGCTTCTGCAAGTCTTCCTTAGACGGGACATAGGAGCTCCAGCGAGTCGGGGTCAACGTGTCCTTGAACACATCGTACCCATCATCAGCACGCGCAGCACGGAAGGCCACACCCAATGTTGAGTTCTGAATCTGAGCCTCAGCAGCGTCACCGAACCCGAAGAAGGTTGACCGAGCGTTATACTCGTCGAGAGTCGTCCCGGTCTTCTCCCAGAAGTCCTTAGCGTACGGAGTGTTGGGCGCTTCCTGCGCTACACCTTCAACGTCGAACCCATGGGACTCCGGCAGTTCGGTACCTACCTTGCCAGCCTTGGAGATGCCCTTGAAGGCATCCTCTGCGGGAATCCCTTTACCCTTTGGGGTGATACCGCCGAACGCCTCCAGTGCGCCTGAGTTCGGACTCTTGGCCACATCCAGCAGCTTGCGCATGTAGTTACGACCTTCCTCAGAGATAGACCCGAAGTCTCCCTTGTCGTACGCTTGGAGCTGAGGGGCACCCGCCGGGCCTTCCCCTTGGTTGTACGCTAGAGCCGCTTTAAGCTCATCCCCATTGTACTTCTTAACGAGACTGGCAAGCAGCTTAGCGCCAGCGTCAATGGCTAACTCCGGGTTGTATCGCCCATCGTCGTCACCATCTGTTACGTTAAGGCCCATCGCTCGGGCCGTGTTGCGGGTGAACTGCATGATGCCCTTAGGGCCAGTCTTAGAGACGGCCTTAGGGTTGAAGGATGATTCGTTAAACGATAACTTACGCAGGAGGTCATAGGAAACCCCATGAGAGTCTGCTGCCTTCTGGAAGATGCCATCGTAGTCGCTGGGTGCGTTCTTATTGTAACCTGACATATGTCTCTCCTTAATGATTATTGGTCACCACCTCCATAGATGAACTTTGGAGGGGCTTTACGTTTCGCACGAACACGCTCACCAGCGGCCTTACGGGCCTGAGTGGCTGCGGCAATAGGTGCACGCTTGGTTGCTTCCTTCAGCGCCTTCTCTTCGGCTTCCTTGGCCAGTCGTTGCCGCTGTTCCTGATAGGTTCGAGTCAGTAGCTCCTTGTCGTAGCGGATGCGTACGGTACCAGTGGTGTCCATCATGTAGATAGAGTCACCCTGCTGGTACATCGTCAGCTGCTTGTTGGTCACCCAAGGGTTAGCCGCGATGATTCCCTTACGGGCTTCTTCAAGGATGTCTCGGCCCTGCTCCCAGCTCTTAGGGTCATCACTGACCTGTAGGATGTTCTTCGGGATAATACCAATGGTATCACCGTCCACGTCATCACCTTTGAAAGTCACAGTGGATTCCTTGAGGAACTTATCGACCTGCTCCATGGCCATGTCACTGTTGCCTGTGCGGTACTTGACGCTGTCATACATCTTTCTGGCCATAGCATCAAGACTGGCGGGAATGCGGGACAGTTCTGGGGACTGGGAGTTGTTCTTCAGTGCCGCCCACGCTTTATCATCCTCATACTGCATCTCTTTTGTTAGGCTGCGACGAGAACGGTCAGCGTCGATGAGAATCTGAGGGTCAATCCCCTGCTTATCCATCATGTCAAGCGTTAGGAACAGCTCAGCCTTGTCCGGGTACAGTGCAGCGAAGAGGTCCGGGTCGGTGTTACGCATGGTGCGCAGCTTGTTCAGCGCCGTGGTGTCCTCCGGTAACTTACCGTTAATCACAGCGGCAGACCACTCAGACCCAGCGTCGGTTACCATCTGGCCCACAACGGTACGGAAGGCTCCACCCTCTGAGTCTGCCCGGAGGTAGCTCAACTTCATGCGGTCCTTCTGTTGCTCCGTGAGCTGCATCTGGTCAATCTCAGCCAGCTTACCGTTAGCGTAGTTCACCATGTCACTGTGTGTGAACTCTCCGGTGTTCTCATTGGTCGGCATGTCCTTGTAGCTGGTGGACACGTACTGACCGTTGATACGCTTGGTGAACTGCTGGTCGATGACCTGATTCTTGTTGATGGTCTTCTGACGCTTGTCCATCTCCTTGGCTGCCGCTTGGGCCTCCTGACGGAAACGGGTCTGCATCTGCTCCTCAGCCTGAATCAATCGCTCACGCTCTGGGGTCATCTGCTCACCGGGTTGTAGACGGTCAAGGTCTGCCTTAATCCCCTGAATCATCTCCCAGCCCTTACTGGTGTCGTCTTGGTTCAACGCGCTGGTAATCCCAAGGCGGAAACCTTCAGACAACTTAGCGTCATTGTCGAACTGAGTCGACTGGGCCTTGACCATCAGGGCGTTCCACTGCTCCTCTCCCATCAGCTCTTTATAGGTCGAGGTCTTCCCGTTGAGGGTAACCGGACGGTCTGCAAGGCTCTGGAGGAAGTTGGTAGCACCCGGACGCTGAATGACGTCGTTAAGGGACCCGATGATGACCTGCTGTGCCTGAGCGTCGCTAGGGATACTCCCGGTCTTAATCGCGTTGTCGATGTAGCGCTGGAAGAACTCACCGGACTCTGGACGCGCCAGAACGGCAGGGTCTTTGAGCACTCCAGACAGCTCAACCTTCGAGGCCAGTATGGCACCCTTCTGGGCTTGCTCGCTCAGGAACGTATCGTGCTTACCGTACAGCGAGATGTTACGCTCGGTGATGTTCGCGTTGAACCCTCTCTGGAACTCAGAGTCCTCAGGGTTAATCATGAACTGTTCAGCGAACTCATTGGCACCTTCGGTCAACCGTTTGTGGCGGTACTCTTCCATCTCAGCACGAGTACGGAACTCACCGTTCTGAACACGCTGTGCCACTTCGTCGTCAATGAGGAATGCAGCGTTACGGCCAGTCTTGAACCGTAGGGCCTCCATAGCGTACGGGTCATCCTGATACAGCAGGGTCCCGTTCTTGATCGCCTCTCGGCGCTGCTCTGGGGTCAACTTACGGATAATCTCGTCGGACCGCTCCTCGGCTTTATCGCGTTGGCGCTTGTCGTAAGCATCCGCTGCCTCACCCATCGCTGCCCCAAACTTCGCCAAGGACTGCACTAGGTTGGACTGACGGACACCTTCCTGTTGAATGGTTACGGGGCGATACTGCATGGACGCTGAGCCACCACGGATACGGGTAGACCCGGCCTGCGGTAGTTGGCCCAACGCTTGCTCTAATTTACTAGCCATTACTTACCTCCTACCTTAGTGCCTTTGGCCTGACTGATTGGTGCTTTGGTGGACTTGCTGTCGAACGCACCAGAAGCATATGCGGATGCTGCCTGCGAACCCATCAGTGCCAGTGGGTCTAGCACCTGTTCGAGTTTAGACTTGCCTTTGCCCTCAGCTTTCTGCATGGACTTAACTTGGTCGATAGTGGACTCTGAGTTACCCAGCTGCTGAGCGAACAGTGACGCATAGTCTCGGCGGTAGTTATCGGTGACCGCGTTGGCATCCCGAATGAACTTGCCCTCCTCGATTCGACTGATACGTTCCATGCTGGCTCCCTCAAGGTTCCCCTCTCCGATTGCCGCACGGATTGTTCCCATGGCCTGAACCTTATCGAGATTCTTCGCGGTCAGGTCCGCACTGGCTTCTTCCAGCTTCTGCTTCTGCTCAAGGCTGGCGTTAGCGTTCTGAATGTTTGACTCTTTAATCATCTGGGCAGACTGTCGGCGCATCTGGTCATTCTGGAGGCCAATCATCTTGGCTTCATTACGTGACTGACCAATGGCTTGCACTGCCGTCATTGCGATTGGTATTGCGGCTACCCAACACATTATTCACCTCCTAGGTATCTCAAGGCACCTCGGATGAACTCTGGGTTATCTTCCAGCAGGCCGATTGCCCTATTACAGTTTGCGCACAGGATTCCCCTAATGACACCAGTGGCATGGCAGTGGTCTACGCACATGTACTTCCCACGGTGAGGGACGTTACGTCTGCATATAGCACACACTCCTCCCTGAGCCTTCAGAAGCTCCTCGTACCGAGCGTGGTCGATGCCGTAAGCCTTGCGTAGTTTAACATCTCTGTCTGTCTCTGGGCGATACCGAGAGTTGACACACTGCTTACACCACGACACTTTCTTGCCTCCACGGCGGTTATGATAATCATCAAGAGGTTTTACCTCGTGACATTTAGTACACTCTTTCACGTTACCTCCTCGTTATGGTGAACAGTTGGAACTTCCCACCTTGAGTGTACTCCTCGTGGAATACAGCACCGATGGACTTAAGGAACCGCTTGTGGGGACCGTTACCGACCCACACGAAGTTCCACAGGGATGGATAAACATTTAATAACATGTCCCTGTACTCCATGATTCTCTCACGGAACTCCAGCTTGCCAGCCCTGTCGAGTCTCCACACTTGGTCACTCGTGACGAACCAGCACTGGTCTCCGCAATGTCCACCTATAGCCAAAGGAAAACCATCGTGGTCTAACGTGACACACTCAGTAACCGCTGGGAACGATGGTTCTATACCCATGGCCTGTGCCTCAAGTACGTCATGGTAGGCCGGGATGAATAACTCGAAGTCATTACTTACAGTGTTTCTAATGTACATGCTTTAAGTCCCCTCTTAGTGTGGTCTCCCTATAGTGTGCCCTAATTGAGCACACCATAAGGATTCCTTCAGTTAAATACCGTTAGCGCGTCTCATGTAGTTTCCCTCCCAGCCACACCCAATGATTGACACCGGGGAAGCGTTGAAGGAACTCAGAGACACCTTTTGGTACAGCGCATTGCCAGTCACCGGGAATCGGTACTGACCCGTTGTTGTGGCCTTCTGGCCTAGACGTAGACCGGTGGAGCCGACTCTGGCATTGACCAGATAGTTGAACTTACGGTTACTGTTCTCGACACTCACAGTGAACGCACCAGTGTCCTGATAGTTCACCCACGCTCTACGCAGCTGTAAACGACCAGAGTCCTCAGTGGACGTTGTGCCGTCGTTTTGCTCCTGCTTGATGAGGAACCGACTGAACACATACTGGAAGTCGTACAGGAACCCAATGACGATATCCTTACCAGCGATGTCACCACTAATGCGAATGTCTGGTGTGGAATCCCAAGAGTCTCCCGTAGGTTCATACTCGGTGATTTTACCGTCACTCTCGCAGATTGCCACCGTACCCTTGGAGAACGATGCACCGTAGATGTCCTTGACGTTCACTACCGTCTGGTTCGTCTCAATGTCGTACGCAGTCTCTGAGATGTGGTATGACCGCTTGGCATCCACGTGGAACCTGTAAGGCTCGAACGGGAAGTCAGTCGACTCCTTCTTAAAGTCCACAGCAGCTATCCACACGTTGTAGGCGTTCCGCATCAGCATGTACATCGTTGAGTTGATGCAATTTGCCGCCATCACCTCCACACCATCCCCGAAGTCCCAGTGGGACCACGACTGCTGACGGATGTCCTCATTCATGTAGAGGAACTTGTAGATGAACACCTTGCTGGGAGCACCCTTGGTCAACACACACGCGAAGTTCTCAGTACCGGACCCGTTGATGCTGTACACACCGTTAGGGATGTAGTTAGGGACGTGGGCCGTCATGTCCTCTGCGTTCTTCACAGAGCTTACATCCTGTACCGCGTAGTAACGCATGATGGACGTAAAGGAGCTGCGAGGAGACGCATAGTAGATATTCCTACCGATACCGTAAGGACGCGCACGGTCCGACACATCGAACTGAGTGGTCAGGTCCAGCTGGGCAGTCTTAGCTGATAACACACCGTTGGCCGACAGAACGAACTGTGCCTCGTCAGACCACAGCAGCAGCTCCTCTGCGAAGCTCACAGCGTACTTAAGGACCGACACACGGTTATGGCTCACGGCAACATCCAGCGGGTCATCATCCGTATAGTTGGCCACTGATGGCGGGTAGAACTCAAAGTATTTACTGGTGCGGGAAAGAACGATGTTCTCCCCAGAGATGAACCCTAAGCGGTTCCTGAAGAAGAACACATCGGTTATCGTCGAGTTAACAAAGGACGGCTGAGGGTTAGTGTCGTCGTCACCAGCACGGCGGTCCTTCCACTCGTGATACCCAAGGTCAAAGTTACCGTCAGCCGCACGTACCAGAGTCCAAGGCATCGTGTGATACTCAAGGCCGACCGAGATGTTCCAGCCCACGGTTTCCTTCCAGACCTTCTGAGAAGCATCATACTTCACGTAATACTGGTCAGCAGTCTTGGACGTGTCCCCGACAATCTTCACCATGTACCCGTCAGGCGCGTTAAGTGGCAACTTAGAGAAGCTCTGGACGTAGTGGGTCACCGGGTTAATCAGCTGGTCCGCGTAGCCATCCCTCGTCTGGAACTCATCGAGAGTGACACCAGCCGGGGCGATACAGTGAATATAACCAGTCCCCACGTTGAATGTCCACGTTGGGTGGGCCACACGAAGTAGGTCAGCGAGTGCAGCCGCAATGGCCTGTGCGTCAACCTTGGGCGGGTCATCCTTAGCGTTGTCACCCGGAGGCAGCTGGTGGCTGACCCATACACCGTTAATGTTCACTTCGAGCTTACGACCATACTGGCCACCACGGACGTTGACAATACCGTCCACGTTGTCCCTGAAGGTACCACCGTTGGTCACGTTCTGGTTCTCGCGGACCTGTCGGGTACGGTTAACGATGAACGTGTAGTCGGCCACGGTTATCATCCGCAAGTTATCCTTAGGGTTGACTACGGAGATGTACGAGCGGTCACCCCTGACTTGGTACTCATAGCCGGACAGGTCGAATACCCGAACGTCGTTCCCAGTGAACACTGCGTAATACTGCTCGTATTCATCTCGGTTGATGAGGTGAATGTACGGGTCTTCCCCTAGGTACCCACGCGCTCCCAAGGACTTGATGAACACCATAGGTGGTCGCTTCTGGAGACCCTCAGTCTCGGAGGACCAACCGTTGACCTGAAGTGTACCCTGCTCTGGGTACCGTAGGATTTCAGGCTGCTGGCTAATGCCTCCCTTGAGATTTTTGATTGACTGTGATACGAGAGCCATTTGGTCCTCCTTAAGTTTTACTGTTAGCGTCCGATGAGACCCTGTACGAATGCGTCACCGTCGAGCATGTTGTACTGTCCGAAGTCCATCTCGTACTCGTTGCACGCCATCCGTGCTTCCATCTCTTCCTGTGCCAGAGAGTTCTCTACGTCCTCCGCACCGAAGAACCGAGAGTTGAACTGACGGCTGGCCTTGGTGACAATCCACTGGCGGAAACACTCAGGCATCTCGTCGTAGTCCTGAAGGGTAATCAGGGTCACGGTGATTGGTCCAGAGAAGGTATCTGTGCCTGTGGACTTATCATACACCCAGCCCCCACGGTTAACGTACTGGCCACCAAGGATTGACAGGTAGGCCGGACGGAATGGGATAAGTCCAGTGCTGGCATCCGGTGTCAGTGTGGCCGACTCGTTGATGTTGAAGGCCCAACCTTTAGACTGAATCTGGCGGTTAATCCTGTTGAGGATACGACGAGCATTCGCTACGTCTGCGCTACCATCTTCGTCAAGGGTGGTCACCGGGGATTCACCGATAGCTGCGAGCATCTCGTTGATAGCATCCAGCTCAGCGGCAGACCCAAAGTAAGCATCTTGCATGTTCATAATGTAAGCTCCTAACGAAAAAACCCCTCAGAGACCGTGAGTGGTCCCCAAGGGGTTTGGCTTATTAGTTAGTCACGACCAGCTTAAAGGACTTCCTTTCAGACCCGTCAAAGCTGACAGTCACTAGGGTTTCGCCCACAGCGATTCCTTTGAAGTACAGCGTGTTGGTCCGGCGAGTGTGGCTGGCAATCCCGGAAGTACCATAAGTTACCTCAAGGGTTGACCAGTCCGTTACTCCCTCCAGCCCATCAAGTGTCACCTTAAGTGAATCACCAGCAATGTCCACAGTCTGTACCTCGTACTCAGACGGAGTCACCGTCCGAGCACTAAAGGTATTTACGCTTAGGCTGCTGTGAAAACCAGTGCACCAGCAGATTCTGGACGCAGGCCACCGTGACCCATCGCGTACTTAGCGATAATCTGGTCAGCCTGATACTCAGCGCGGCGAGCACGCTCCAGCGCCAGATCCTTCAGCTTAACGGTACCTACAGCAGAACGATGCTGGAACAGGCCCACAACGTTCTCTTTGTTGACTTTACCGCCAGTTGCCGGGAAGGCGTGCTTCTGGTTGGTTGCTTCTGCGCCTTCGTCCGGGCGGTCATCACCAGCACCACCAGCAGTCAGGTGCGGAACCTCTACGACTTCGAAGCCCATCACGTTACGGATAGAGCCACGCTCAGGGTCGATCAGAGCCGCATAGTTCGCAGCGTTAGGCATCAGAGCCGCCAGAATCGCAGAGTACACGTCCGGGGTGGTGTAGAACGTACGGTCGTTAGCCGGGACGTAGTTCTTGGTCAGAGCCGCACGAGCAATGGTCAGCTGTGCGATAACCGCTTGGCCCAGTTTAACCGGGTCGGTCAGGTCAGCCTTAGCGCCAACTTCCAGCAGGGACGGTTTGCCCAGACCAGCGATGTTCTCGTTGACGGAATCCGCGAGGTTAACCAGACCAGCCAGCTCGGCCAGTACCGCACCGTCAGCCGCCATCGCCAGAGATTCACCAATCTGAGAGGTGTACTCGGAGCGCACGTCATAGTGGTTCATCGCGTCTTCGATGTCGTAAATCAGCACGTCCGCAGTCAGCAGGCCATCAATGTTAATGGTCTTCTCGGTGTGCTTGATGTCTTTACGTTTGTCATCCAGAGACTCGCCCGGTTGCAGGTAAGCAGCCTTGGTGCGGCCAATCACAGGGAACTGTGCGGACTTACCGGAGCTGATTTGACGCTGCATGTGACGGTTAGTGGTCACAGAGGTACGAGCGAATGCGGTCAGGACTTCACCGCCGAATACTTTCAGGAATAGCGCCAGCTTGTCTGCTGCGGATTGACCTTTACCTTGGTTAGTACCGAGCTGCTGTCCACCTTGCATGTTACCCATGTTGAATCTCCTTATGTTGTTTAAGAATAGAATTAGTCATTACGCTGACCAAACGGGCCTATCGTTGCCAAGCTGTTGAGGTACTACTTGAAACGAGGTGATACTCATTGTGTAACTCGAAGGGAGTCTAGGCCTCACCCATAATCTCCTAGTCTATCTGATAGCACAGTCTCGCACCTGACGAATGGTCGCCGTTATTACGAGGTTGTCAGTCTCCCTATAGTGTGTCCTAATTCATTAGAACGTTGAGTCGATTACCTTTTGCTCTACTTCACGACGATACTTAGAGTCGGTGCGGTAGCGCGGGTCGGACATCGCCTTAATCATCTCAGCTTGAGACTCGAAGCCTACAGCCTTGCGGGGAGCAGGTTTCGCTGGGGTTGCACGCTTGGCAATAGAGCGCTCAGCTTTCTTACCAAAGGTTTTATCACGAGATTGTCCCGCTAGGTTCAGAATCGTCTTCATGGTGGCTACATCACGAGACTCAAAGGCCTTGATGAGCGCCTCGGCACCCTCAGGGTTATTGGTCTGCATATGACTGTAGACCTGCTGGAAGCGCTCACGGCCTCCCACGAAGTCCATCACTTTCTCTACGTACTGGTTGACCAGAGCTTCCTGACCACGAATGTACGCATCGACGAACGCCTTACTGTAACCAGCCTCGGCCAGCTCTCGGTAGGATTCATCGGACAAGCTGTCCTCGTTCTGGTACTCCTGCTGAATACGGGTCACAGCATCCTGTGAGAGACCGCGTTCGATTGCAGTGGCAACCATGTCGTTAAAGCCAGCTTCGTGTTCTTCCAGCTGCTTAGAGGCTTCGTTGATGTCAGCCGGAGTTTCGCCAATAGGTTTGAACTCTTCAGGTTCACCTTCCTCGGTTACTTCCTCCGGCTGACTCTCTTCGTCACCCTGCTGTTCTTCTTCAGAACCCTCTTCGCCGTCCTGTTCATCTGAACCGTCAGCGGAGATACGGACCTGCATACGGCCCTCTTCAGGTTCACCGAACGGGTCCACATCGGAACCATACGGGTCATCACTGTTGGTGTTCAGCTCGATTGCATCATCGCCATCGCGGGCAGCAACATCGAGTGCCAACATGTTTTCTTGGTGCTCCTCAGGTGTGCTACCAGTCAGTACAGCACTGTTAACACCGAAGGATGCGTATACGTCTGCGTTAGATTCGCCAGCCATTTCAATCTCCTTAAGTTGAACAAGAAGGGAAACACGAAGGACTCGAACCTTCTGACCAGACCTCACTCAATCTGGATGTATCTCCCTATAGTGTGCCCTAATTACATGCCCGGTTGCATACCGACTGAATCAGCCGCTGCTGCCATCGCTTCAGGGCTTGCAGTAGCCTGTGCGGCCATCCCTTGACCCAGCGCTGCGGCCCCTTGCTGTGTAGCAATCTGAGCGCCTTGCTGTGCCATAAGGGCGTTCTTCTGCTCCTGAGTGAGAAGCATACCAGCTGTGTCGAGTCCGATAGCGTTAGCGATACGTAACTTGAGGTTAGCCAAGTTGAGGTCGTCGTCACCTTCGAGGGCCTTAAGGGCTGACCATGCATTAATGCATCGCTCCAGCTTGTCAAGGTCCTGCCCACGTCCGATAGCCTCAAGGCCAGTGCTGATAGTTGGCTCGACGGCCTCTTTAGGTAACTCCGGGATTTGCTGCGTGGCTTGTAGTTGCTTCAAGAGCACTCTTACCAGAGGCAGCTGGAGTTCCTGCGAGAGAATCGAGTAGACACCACCTAAGGTATCTTCCAGCTCTGACGCCACGTACCGAATCTCTTCGGCTGTGACTCGCTCACCTGTACGTTGTACCGCACTGTTGAGCATAAAGGCATACGAGAGGCGAGCCTCAATGGTGTCGCTTACGTTTTTCGCCACGGTAAAGTCACCCGACTTCTCCAGCTGGAGGAACTCAATGTCCTGCTTACGGCCCGGTACGAACGCACCAGACTGTGCTGCTGTGAGTCGGCGGACCTGAGTGATACCTGCTGGGTCTACCAGACCGATAACCTTAGCGGTAATCATCGCCATCTTCACGATGGACTCTTGGAGGTTCTCTAGGGACTTGAGGTCACCCAGATACTCTTCCACGTAGGAACGACCGTAGGATTCACCGTCGATGCGGACCATGCGGACCGGAATGTACGGACACTCTTCGAGCGGGTATTCGGCCTCACTGCCCGGAACCACCTCTTCGGCAACCTCTTCGTACTTCGAGTAGCCATCCCCGGCTTCGTTCAGGTACACGTGGGTGTATACGTCAATCTCAGCGTCTTCCTTCTGCTCACCTTGGGCTGCTTCCACTTGACCGCGGACATCCTCAGGGAGAGCGTTGAACGCAATCTTGTCGAGAGTGACAATCTGGAGTACGTTACCGAAAGCGTCTCGCTGTACCACATACGAGTTCAGACGGTAGAGCTTCATCGGGGTATAACCCTCAGGCTCCGGTAAGTACAGCAGCGCGTTCCCGGCCACACACAGTTGCTTCAAGCACTCAAAGAGAGTCACTCGGTAACTGTTGGACTCGATGTAGTTCATGATGATTCGCTCTACCATTGAGAGACCCTCATCGACCTTAGCGAGACCCTCGGCGTCACCCAGAAGGTTCTTCGCTTCGTATTCACTAATGGTCAACTTCATCCATGACTGCATCGGGAACAGGGCCAGCATCAGCTTGGACGCTAGGTTGTTCAGTCCGCGAGCACCTACGGATTGCCACGGAGTTGTGTAATCGGTTGATGCGTTATCGGAGTCCTTAGGGAACAGTGAGGGAATCGTGTACTGTGCACAGGACTCTGCTCGTGTCTCGTAGGGCTGTCGGTCGTTCTTCAGACGGTCATACACCGCCTTGGCTCCTTCCTCTGCGAAGCCTTCGAGTTTAACTTCTGCCATTTGTTAGCCCTCCCCGTAACCAATCATAAGTTAATCCCACCGCCTGAGCTGCGGGAAACTGAGAGGGACTTCTTGCCGGAGGCGCGAGTTTTCTTCTTACCAGACTCAGTGTCTGCTGAAGACTCAACGTCCTCCACGACCTCTTTCGGTGCTTCTTGAGGTGCTGCCACAGGTGTCTCAGCGGCTGTCTGCACGTTAGGCGCATCTGCTGCTAGACCCACGGCCTTGAGTGGTGCTTTGACTACCTTGGAGATAGCCTTCTTGATTTTCTTGAACAGTCCCATGTTAGCCTCCTAAAGCTGACTTACGGATTTTACTGACTGACCCTGTAGGCTCGGTCGTCTTGGTCACCTTGAGTGACTTACGCCCTGACACCTCAGGAGTGGTGCTGTTTGAGTCCTCGTCGCCACCGTACTGGATACCCTTAGGTTCCTCAGTGAGCGGAGCTGGCTCAGGGACAGTCGTTGTGTCGACCTTAGGTGCTTTCATCTTAGGTGAGAAACACATAATCAATCTCCTTCTTTGAGTGCGCGCTGACGGCCCTCCATCTCGTCAAGGACACGAGAAGCCATGTAGTGACCGTACAGTACACCGGAGATGAACTCCTCACTGTGGCCAGCCTCACGCAGCTTACGGACCTCTGACTGATACAGGAAGTCAGCATTGAAGCGAGACTGTAGGTACTCCTTAACAGCTCGCGGTACGTCAGGAAGGTCATTAGGATTGTTAAGGATGTGCTCTATAGGTTTTAACATTTGAGTCTCCTCTTTAAGTAATCTTTAAGTAATAATCATAATGGGCACTTCCCTATAGTGGGTCCTAATTGTGCCCATGAGTTTATCACTCTGCTTTGTGCTCGACTATCTGCTTGATAATCAAGGCCAACATCCAGAGACCACGAGCGATTAAGCCCATTGTCAGGACGATGAGAATCAGCTGCCCGGTTGCCATAGAGTAATCTCCCCAGTCTCGATGTTGGACTCATCAGAACGGAGGATGCGAGCCATCTGGCCCTGCTTGATTACTTCCGCTTCGGTCATCCCTGCTTTGGCACCAATGGACTTAATGCAGTCCCAGAGCGTCTCTCCTGGCTCAGGAGTGCGTTTCACCCACTTGGTTACCTCTTGGCCCTTGTTCTTACCGGACTTCAGCACGGACGTTACAGGCTCCACAATGAAGGGTTCCTTGAGGAAGTCCTCAGCGGTATCGCCCCATCCGGGAATCCCACCGTAACCATCGGTGATGTCACCCTTGATAG